AGCAGAGGAGCAGATATCCATTTATGCCGGGAAGGTTGACCAGAATTCAACAGACATCTCACAACTGAAAGTTACAGTTAATGGTATCTCATCAACTGTCACATCTGTGCAGGGGGACCTTGAGGCAGCCAAAAAGACGGCAGCTGCAGCATCTGCAGCTGCACAGGCCAGAGCTGATGAAGCAGCGGCTGCGGCCGGTAGTGCAGCACTGGCTGCGGCCAATGCTCAGAATGCTGCTGATGGGGCCCAAAGTACTGCAGATGCCGCTTGGGCCAAGAGCCTGGCCAATGCCACTGCAATCAATCAGAATGCAGACAGTATCAGTGCTATAGCCGGCAAGTTTGATTCCAACGGCAAACTCATAGAGGGTAGCGGATGGGTTACAACGAGTTCTTTTGCAGAATTGTATTCACTTTATGAGGGGCTTGATGGTAAGATGAGCACAAAGGCATCGGTTAGCACAAGTGTACAGTACAATCCTAATACCGGCCTTGTTACTAGTAATATCAAGATAACAGCAGATAAGATTAAACTGGAGGGTATCACTACCATCAATGATTCATTCCGTGTAGGTACAGATGGGACAACACGTATTGCCGGGTTTGTTGTATCCGGGAACGGGCTTACCAATCGGGATACAGATGGAAATTATACCAATGATGCATACGTGATTTTCCGCAATGATACATATAAGTGTTTTGCCGGTATAGGTGGTAATGTTTTGCCGTCTACCACTGGGCAGCGCGGAGTTGCCAGGTTTGAAAACCAGGATACATCTAATCAATGGGGTCTTGGGGTCAATTATGCAGTATTGGTGTCAGCTCAAGGGGCAAGGGATAATGTGGCTCTGGCCATTGATGGAGGCAGTGTTTATGGCTTTGCGATGAAGACGAAAATCATATCCACTACAGCATATCTTGCAAAGACTGATTACAATATTGTGGCCATTAACACCACAGCCATAACAGTCAAATTACCCGTTATGGAGCGGTATGATGACGGCCATGTTGTCAGAATCAAGAATATGAATGGCGGAAAATTGAATATCTCTGCCCAATCATGCTATACCTGGAACGGAACCTCTTACAGATATACAACGCCTGCTATATGGTATAACAGGGGTGATGCGGTGGCTGGAGCGACTGGGATATCCATAGAGAATGCGGGTGAGGCTTGTGAGTTTGTTTGGGTGCGGGATCTGACATCTACCATAGATAATACGACATATTACGGGGCTTGGGTGCAATATAAGCTGCCACGAGACTGGTAAACATTAACTCAAATATATAACGTTATGAAAGTGAATTTTAAGAAGGATTTTATTGATTGCTTTGGCAAACCCATTACAGAACAAATTAAGGACCCTACCAATGAAGGTAAGCCTAAAGAAGTTGTATTGACAGTGTGGGAGCTGCTTGCCCGTAAGTTGTTCAATCTATCTACCATGTCAAGTAAGGCAGTAGATGCTGAGGTCAAGTATAAAGCATACCAGTTGAGCTGCCGAATAGCCAAGAACCCCTCTGAAGTGGAACTCAGCACAGAAGAGGCAGTATTTATCAAGGAGGTTGCCAATGAACACTTATCTGCAGGAGCATACGGCTACCTTGTAGATATCATAGAAGGAAAATAATGTTTAACCCTTAAAATACGATTTTATGAAAAAGAAATCATCAAACGTAGCAGTTGATTATGAAGAATTGGCATTAAGTGATGCAGCTTCTGTAAAGTTCAGCAAGTCAGTGGACATTACCGGTACCACCATTTACGGTGCGATTGTAAAGGCCGGAGCTGAAGTAGGTAATGTGTCTTACAGCAGTAAAGGCGATTATATGAACACCTGTCTCAAGCCTTTTGATGTATTGACCACAGAGGAGGTCAATGCCTTGTACAGCCTGGTACCACAATGTATATCAGAAATTCTTTCTGAGGAGTAAGGAGGTAAGGTATGTCAGGAATACAGACCAAACAGAGAGAACTGGAAGGGTTCTATGCGGAGGCCAGACCGGGGTTCCTGGAGTATTTGCAGGCCAATGGCTCTGATGTTGACAGTATTGAGCTTGCCACTACATTGGAAGGAATTAACTCACTCCCAGCCAGGATGGAGATGGGAGGAGTTGTCAAGACTGTTTTGGTTCCACTGACCCTACTAACCAAGGAGGTTGATGCCAATATAGCCGCGTGCGTTGCTGCTACAACCAAAGCCAATGCAGCAGCTTCAGAAGCCACTGCAGCAGCCAAGAAGGTAACAGATGCCATTACAGATATTGCCACTCAAAAACAGGCAGCGTTGAATGCGGCTTCTAGTGCCAATAACGCTGCCAGTGCAGCAAACACTGCCAAGACAGCGTGCGAGAATGCCACCAAAGCCTGTAAAGAGGCAACAGCCTATTGTCAGACGAAAACTGCAGAGTGTGTAGAAGTTATTGCTTCCTGCAGGGCAGCCACCCAAGAGTGTATCAATGAGACCTCCAACAGTAAGGTTGCCACAGTAGCAGCCAATACAGCAGCGGCCAAGGCCAACAGTGAGTCCTCTAACCTTTCCACACTTAAGTCAGCGTGCCAGGATGTAACCACCAGGTGTGAGACTACCAACCAGAAGGCAACAGAGAAGGTAGTTGAGATGGAGAGCCTGATGAAGAATTTCTCTGGAGAGGCCCAGGCAGCCCCGGCCAGGCTTGAAGTTTCTGCCCCTGTTACCATCAGTACCCTGAATAAGGTATCCCAGAAGATTACTACCCAATTGTACCCAAGTTATGTGATGAAGAATATCATTTACCGTAGGGAGGAGGGCTCATCTCTGGCAGTGGATCCATCGGGGAACCTGAAGGTAAAGGGAACAGGATCCACCAGCTTTTACATTATTCCCACTCAGAATACGGAGTTATGGAGGCAGGTTGACATCACAGTCCGTACACCGCTCATCCGCCTGACTGGTGCCGGCAAGATACGTTTGAATGGCGGTAAAATAAGGATTGTTTAACGATTTAACAGTGATTATATGTCATTAACATCAGACGAAGAGGCAAAAGTGCGCATAATCATAAGTGCATTTGATGGGGGCCAGCAGGTTGACGACCTGCCCCTGGCCACCAGTAGTATCCAGGATAAGGAACTGGAGGTATTTGATAAGAAGACAGGAGCATCAGGCCGCATGTCAGTACGCGATGCGGTAAATATGGCCAATGCTCCATATTTTGCAAGGATCTTTGACAACAATAGTGGTTCCCCAGTCGCAGTAGGCTGGGAAGGTAGCTTGGACTTTGGCCGAAGGATTGCAGAGGAACTTGAACTTGGCGGTTATCTTGTAAAGAATGACCACAGCAGACGCAAACTTGACCCGACCAACCACTACAGATTTGCAACAGGAGAGGCAGCCAAATTGGATGGCAGTATGGGTCATTACCAATGGGGCCCAGGGAAAAAATGTTACATTGCATTATGGGAAAGCGGAGGCCTGTTTTATGAAGCACTTTCATTAGCCCCAATCCCCGGGAAATACAATTACTGCATACCAGTGTGCAGTATGTCAGCTGCCGGCCATGCAGCAATGGAACGCAGCACTAACACGCTTGTAAGTTATATCAATGAGGATGTAGATTACAGGGGAGGTGATAATCAGTCCAGTTATGATGGCACGTATAGGACATTACTTGGGCGGGCAGTCACAAGTATAACCACAGAGGCCGCAAGGGCTGCAGCGCGTAGGAATGGAGTAGGCTGGATGGCTGGTACCATGCGCCATGCGTTTATGGTAGCGGTATTGTTTGAAATTATATTTGGCAATAGGGATATGCAGGCGGCATATAATCCTGAGCGAGATAAAGATGGGTTATATCAAGGAGGGTTGGGAGCAGGAGTAACCGGCTTTTCAGCCTGGAATAATTATAATGGATACCGTCCGTTCCTGCCAATGGATGTAGGTGTTGAACTTGGGGACGCATGCGGAATAGTCAACCATGAAGTTAAGGATGCAGATGGTAATGTCGTATATACAGCCCCTGTTCCGGTATTTTTCGGTCTAAAAAATCCGCATGGATACTTGTGGCACCTTCAGGATGACGAGTTCTGCCAGGTAAATGAGGATACCTCAATGACTCACCTTGTAGCCCCATCAATTTACGGTACTTGGACCTGCGGAGTAGCCACCGGAATGGTCGCCAAATCTAAGAGCCCAACCCAAGGAGAGGGATATATCAAGAAGATCAGTTATGAAAATTTTGAATTGTTTCCAACCCAGATTGGTGCAACATCAGCCACCCATTACTGTGATTATTTTTGGAATACTTCCGGTGTCACTTCTGGTTTCCGTCTGGTTCTGCGCGGTTGTAATGCGAACAATGGCGGTCGATCGGGTCCGTTTGCTGTCTACGTGGACAATGCTGTCACGAACTCCGTTGTGAACATCGGTTCGCCTCTCTGCGAAGCAGCAGAGGAGTGGCCATTGGATCCAGTGTATGCTGAAGTGGCCTAGAGGGACCTGAAGGGTCCAAAAGCAACCGTGACCGTCAGGTCACCCATACCGCGAAGCGGTCGGATTTTTTTTAAGTTCTTTGACTTTTTTCCATATTTGATTTTACATACCTTTGTGTTCAGAATGAAAGGCTGTTATCCCTATGAGCTTGATGTCCTGGTTTCCGTCTGGTTCTGCGCGGTTGTAATGCGAACAATGGCGGTCAATCGGGTCCGTTTGATGTCAACGTGAACAATGCTGTCACGAACTCCAATGTGAACATCGGTTCGCCTCTCCACTTTAGATGCAACTGGGATAAGGCCTCGCCCCAAGGCGAAACATAACCTATAGGTTGATGTGCTGGTAAACCGGCAACTGCCGGGCTGAAGGTAATAGGCCAAGAGAAAAGCAGACATATTACTGCTTGGACACGTTAGACACCGACATATAACACCGCCATAGACACTGCTTAACACAAAATGGCACTGTTATGAAACGAAGAGGATATATATCTCCTCTTATTGAGACACAGCGGAATTTTGAACTTGCGTTCTACGGGTATTCTGAAGGTAAACACTCCAGGGAATCCGTACGCAAGTTTGAAGCTTCCCTCTCCTCCCACCTTGAAAGGCTTCTGAATGCCTATATCAATGGAAATTGGAGCACATCTGAATATACAATCCAAGAGATCCAGGAACGAAAGAAAAGGGTGCTAGGGAAACTTCCTGTTGCAGACCATGTAATGCAATGGGCAGCCTGTATGCACGTTGAACCAATATTGTGCAATACGTACATCAGACGTAGTTGTGCATGTGTGAAGGGGCGTGGTACCCACGATTTTGTTAATCTGCTTCGTAAGGCGCTGCAAGATCCTGATGATACCTACTACTACGTTCAATTGGATGCCCATCATTATTTCCAACATATACGGCATGACCTGATGAAGGAGACCATGCGCAGGAAGATTAAGGATCCTAAACTGCTGAACTTCCTGGATGAAATTGTGGAGAGTTATCACCAAGGGTTACCATTGGGAATAAAGATATCCCAAATACTGGCAAATTTTTTCCTGTATAGGTTTGATCGGGATATCGGGAAGATATTCCATATCCTCCAGGATCCTGATAAGATGAACTATTGGACCAGCCGTTATATCACTGACTGTTTCTGTACCTGCAGAACCCAAGCCCAAGCTGATGAACTCGCAAAGGGTGTTGAATACCTCTCCCAGAAGTTCCATCAATATGTGGAAGATGGACTATCTCTTCACTATTTCCGTTTTGCTGACAATATGGTAATACTCCACAAGGATAAGACTTTCCTTCACCTGGTTACTCAAATGGCCATTATGGTCTTGGCTAGGGATTATTACATAGACGTTAACAAAGATTGGAATGTAAGGCCGGTATATGCCGGAGGTATAGATGTATGTGGCTATGTGTCTTTTCATACCCATAGAAGGCTCAGAAAGCGTAATAAGGTAGAGTTGTGTAAGGATGTGTCAAAATGGCGTAAAAAGGGCCTTTCTCCGGAAGAAATCAGGATAAAGTGTGCCAGCAGGATAGGCTTTGCCTCTCATGCAGATTGTAAGAATTTATTTAGAAAATTGGATATAAATATGGAAAAGAGACTTGGAACAGTAATTAAGAACCGCAGGGTGAATATACCATTCAAGGGTATGCGCTTTGACCAGAAAAAGATGTTTTCAGAAATTGTATGTAAAGCAGGTTTCCCAGAAGACAATTTCAAAATCTTCCTTATAGACTATGTCATTGAGGATAGCAAGGTCGAGAAAGAGGACGTTATTGTTGA